ACATGCCAGTCCCACAGGATTGGGATACAAGTTCAAGAGAAGCGGCAGTTAGAAATAATGCAGCGTCTAGTGGACAATTAAAAATTGTAACCATCACCAATAGGGGTGTTGGATTAGGAACAGCAAATAGAACTTATACAAGAGTACCTATTAGAGGTGATGGTTCTGGAGCAGAAGCGACAGTCATTATTAACAATGATTCAAAAGTTGAAAGTGTAACTATTTCTAATGGAGGATCTGGTTATACTTTTGGAACGTTAGATCTTGTTGGTGGTAATGTTCCAACAGGAACAACATCTCCAGTTTTCAACATTATTATTCCGCCACAAGGCGGTCACGGTGCAGATGTTTATAGAGAACTTGGTGCATATAATGTTCTTCTTTATTCTAGAATTGAGAATGATACGGAAAATCCAGACTTTATTACAGGAAATCAAATCGCTAGAGTTGGTATTGTAGAAAGTCCTTTAAGTTATGATTCAAATAGTATTTTAACACTTGATAAGGCAAGTGCTGTTTATGCACTTAAATTAACAGGTATTGGTTATAGTTCTGCAGTTTTCAACGCAGACACACAAATTACACAAACCATTGGCATTGGATCAACTGCTTTTGGTAGAGTAATTTCTTATGATCAAAGCACAGGTGTTTTGAAATATTGGCAAGATAGATATCATTGTGGTTTTAACACCAATGGTACACAAAACGCATCACCAACTTACGGATTTGCCTTACATAGATTTACTGCTGATACTGGAAGCGGTGGATCATTTAATATCCTTGGTGGTAGTACGACCTTAGCAATTCAAACGTCATTTGGTAGCGAAAGCAACCCGGGTATAAGTACCGTAATAAATAGTAGGACATACTATTTGGGCCAACAGTTTGTTAAGGGTGTGTCACAACCAGAAGTCCAAAAGTATTCTGGAAATATCATTTACGTTGATAATAGACCATCAATTACTCGGTCAACAAACCAAAAAGAAGATATTAAAGTCATTTTGCAATTCTAAGGAATTATGTCTCAAGAAACCAACCTCAACGTAGCTCCATATTTTGATGACTACAATCAACCAGTGATTGGTGGTAAGGATAATAACTATTATAAAGTTCTCTTTAAACCTGGATATCCAGTACAAGCTAGAGAACTGACTACTTTACAGTCAATTCTTCAAAATCAGGTTGAACAGTTTGGCAATCACTTCTTTAAAGAAGGTGCAAAGGTAATTCCAGGAAACCTTACATATATTCAAAATTTTTATGCAGTTGAGGTTGAAAGCAACTTTTTAGGCATACCAGTATCATTATATCTTGATAATTTAATTGGATTACAAATCAGAGGCGAAACTTCTGGTGTTGTAGCAATCATTAAAAAGGTCATTACTTCGGATGAGTCTGAAAGAGGAAATATTACTTTATATGTTGACTATTATCAGTCAAATCAAAATAATTTATCTTCAAGAGATTTTGAAGATGGCGAAAATTTAATCACAGATTCTAATATTTCTTTTGGAAGTACTTTTATTTCTGCAGGTGAGGGATTTGCCAGAACTATTGCTTCAGACGCAAATTCGGTTGGATCTGCTTTTGCTTTAGGTGCTGGTGTCTACTTTATTAGAGGTTATTTTGTTGATGTTGATGATGAGATTTTAATCTTAGATCAATATACAAATACTCCAAGTTACAGAATTGGTTTTGATATTGTAGAAGAAGTTATATCTGCTGATGTTGATAAAAACTTAAGTGATAATGCAAATGGATTTAATAACTATGCAGCACCCGGTGCTGATAGATTAAAAATATCTGCTATTTTATCAAAGAAACCACTGGATAATTATGATTATCCAAGTTTTATTGAATTGGCAAATGTAAAAGATGGTGTACTCAGAAAAATTAACAAAAATACTGAGTACAATCTTTTAGCAGATGAACTTGCCAGACGAACTTTTGACGAATCTGGAAATTATTATATCAAATCATTTAGCACTTTTTGCAAAGAAAGCTTGAATGATGGCAAAGGAAATAATGGCATTTATTTAGAAAATCAAAAGACATCTTCTGGGGTTTCTCCATCAGAAGATTTGATGGTTTATAAAATTGGTCCAGGAAAGGCATATGTAAAGGGATACGAAGTAGAAACTATTTCACCAGTCCTTCTAGATGCACCAAAACCAAGAACTACAAACTTAATCCAGAATCAAGCAGTTAATTTTAGTTTTGGTTCTACCCTCAACTTAAACAGATCTTCTGGTGCTCCTTCTATTGGTATTAATACCTCATCAACGATTAGTCTTAGAGATGCTAGAGTTGGTTTAAGTTCATATGCACCTGCAGGTAAGGAAATAGGTGTAGCAAGAGTCTATGATTTTGCTCTGGAGTCTGGTTCTTACGAATTAGAAAATCAAAATATTAACAGATGGGATATTTCTTTATTTGATGTTCAAACATTTGGTGACCTGAGTGTAAATGAAGCGGTTACCTTAAGCACACCAACATACATTAAAGGTGATTCTAGTGGTGCTACAGCGTTCCTCAAGCATGATGTTTCTGCTGGCGTAGCATTAACGGTATATCAAATTTCTGGCAACTTTATTAATGGCGAAAAGTTAATCTTTGATAGCACTAATGATACTAGAGTTAGTATTGGATTCAGCAATTATGGTCTTTCTGATGTAAAATCTCTTTATTCAAATGTTGGAGCATCTAAAACTTTCTCTGCAGATACTATTCAGTCAGTCTCTAGTTTGATTGGTAATGGTAACGCATCTATCTCTGCTTTCTCTGCAGGTATAGCAACCATTACAAGTCCTACAGTAGCATTCCCAGGAATTGTAACTACAGGAAATCTTATTCAATATACAAGACCCAATTTTACTGTCAAGTCTTTTGCAAAAGTTGATCAAGTATTAACAAACTCTTTAATTGTCAGTGGTATAACAACAGTAACTGGAGTTTGTGATGGTGGTATTTCGGATACTTCTATTGATGTAAATGATCTTTCTATTCTTTATACGAAACTTCAAGCAACACAGAACAACAATAGACTATTCTCACCACTACCAAAAGTAAATATTGAATCTGTCGATCTTACAAATTCTTCTTTGGTTGTTAGAAGAGAATTTGATATTACGATTACTGACAATTCAACAAATACAATAACTGCAGCAGCAAATCAAGTATTTTTACCTTTTGACGAAGAAAGATATATTTTATCAAGATCTGATGGAACTTTAGAAATTCTTACAGAAGATAAGTTCCAATTTACAAATGGTTCTACTGAACTTGTTATTAATGGATTAGGTTCAAATGATACTGGCGCTAAATTAGTAGCAACTTTAAGAAAAGAATCAGTAACTTCAAAAGTAAAAAGAAAAGCACCTATTGGTTCTTTAATTGTTGACAAATCTAAGTATGACTATTCTGGCACTGGAACCACTACAAAAAATGATGGTCTAACATTTGGAACATATCCATTTGGAACTCGTGTCCAGGACGAAAAGATTTCTTTAAATATTCCCGATGTAATTAAGATCCATGGTATTTACGAATCTGGTGATACTTCTGATCCAGTTCTTCCAAACTTAGTAGTTGGATCATTAGATGGTCCAACAGCAAAAACAGATGATTTAATTATTGGTGAAGAATTTGTTGGAACTATTAGTGGTGCAAGAGGAATATATGCTGAAAGATTAAACAGCAGCAAAGTATCATTCATTTATTTAAATAAGAATGTTTTCCAAGAAGGCGAAATCGTTAAATTTTTGGAATCTAACATTAATGGAATTGCATTCACACTAAATCAAGGTAGTAAGAATATTACTGATAATTTTACTTTCTATAATGGTCAAACAGCAACTCACTACGATTATAGTTATATTTTAAGAAAGCAAAATACCAAAGAACCTGTAAGAAAGATAAAGATTGTATATTCCAATGGTTATTATGACACTTCAGAAACTGGCGACATAACCACCGCAAATTCATATGATCTTTTTGATTATGGAAAAGATATTCAAAAAGTAAATCAGTTTAGAAATACTGATATTTTAGATGCAAGACCTAGAGTTAGTAACTTTACAGTTTCTGCTGGATCTAGATCGCCATTTGAATTTGAGGGGAGAACATTTACTAGTGGAAATCATAGCACCAACTATGTTTTAGCATCTGATGAATCTGAAACACTGTCATTTACATATTATCTCCCAAGAATTGATAGAATTTATTTGACAAAAGAGGGTATTTTCCAATTAAAGGTAGGTGAACCAGCAGATAATCCAAAACTTCCTGAAGAAGTATCTAATGGACTGAATATTGCAAATGTTGCTTTACCACCATACCTTTATGATGTTAAAGATGTAGAAGTAAGTTTTGTTGATCACAAGAGATATCAGATGAGTGATATCTTTAGACTTGAGAACAGAATTAAAAATCTTGAATATTATACAAGTCTTTCACTTCTTGAAAATAATACTGCAAACTTGTTCATTTCAGACTCTGTAGGACTGAACAGATTTAAATCAGGATTCTTAATTGACAACTTCTCCTCTGTTGGTGTTCAGGACAACACGGTTGGTGTGAAGAACAGTTTAGATCTTCAAAATGGACATCTTAGACCATCACACTACACAACTTCACTTAATCTTGAGCTGGGTTCTGATGCAATTGCTGGAATTGGAACAACAACTAATGCAAATCAAGATAAAAACTATCTGAGTAATATACTTGGAACAAATATCAGAAAAACTGGCAGCGTTTTAAGTTTGGATTATGATGATGTTCTTTGGGTAGAACAGCCATTTGCAACAAGAGTTGAAAATGTAACTCCATATCTTGTAAAAACTTGGGAAGGAACTATTGAACTTGAACCCACAGTTGATGTTTGGATTGACGTAAATCGTCTTGAACTCAGAGACGTTAGAATGGAAGGTTCTTTCCTTGGTGTTGCAGAAGCACTAAGAGCAGAAGTTACTGACCAAGCAGATGGTTCAAGATTGGGTGTAAGTCCTATTATTTGGAATTCTTGGGAAACAAATAATATTAGACAAGATCTTGGTCTTACTTTGACTGCAAGCATGTCTTCATCCTCAAGCACAACAGATCTTGGTGGAGGAAGACAAGAAACTTCTACTTCGACTAGTATCGATATTGGTGGAAGTGTAAGTCTTACAACTAACTTAGACCAAAGAAGAACTGGTGTTCAGCATACAGTCAGAGAGCAAATTGATACAGAATCTCTTGGTGACAGAATTGTAAGTAGAAATATTATCCAATTCATGCGTTCCAGAAACATTCAGTTTACTGGTAAGCGTTTGAAACCAAATACTCAGGTATATGGATTCTTTGATAGTATTGATGTTAACAATTTCTGCACACCAAAACTGTTAGAAGTTTCAATGACTTCTGGAACATTCCAGGTTGGCGAGAATATTATTGGCACAATGCCAACTGCTTCTATAGTTGATGGTTTTGATACAAGCACACTTCCATATATTTCTTTCCGTCTTGCAGTTTCAAACCATAAGTATGGTCCATATGATAGTCCTACAGATTTCTATGTACAAAATCCATATGATAGACAAAATAATGTACCAGAAAATTATTCATCAACGAGCACACTGCTGAATATTGATACATTCAGTTTGTCAAATGAAAGGCAACCAGAATTCTGGGGTTGGGCAAGAACTGGTATGATTCTTAGAGGTCAAAGCAGCGGTGCAGTCGCAACTGTTTCAAACCTCAGAATGGTAACTGATAATATTGGCACTGTAATTGGTACTTACCTTGTTCCTGATGGCAATGTTCCAGGAAATCCAGTATTTGAAACAGGAAGAAGTGTATTCAGATTAACGAATAGTTCTACAAATAGTAGAATTGGTGGTGTTATAACAACATCTGCTGAAGAAATCTTCTATTCACAAGGTGATATTGATAATACTCAAGAAGTCACTCTTTCCCTCAGAAATGCTAGGGTTGAGCATCAAGATTTTGAAGAAACAAGAACTTTAACAGCATCTTCTGTTGCAACCGCTAACGCAGGGGCAACAACTTCTTCATCTACGCAAATTACATCACAGGTAATTAACAATATTACCAATGTTACTAATGTACAACAACAACAAAGAAGAGATCCCCTTGCCCAGTCATTCTATGTTGATGATGCAACTGGTATTTTTGTAACCAAATTGAATGTATATTTCAGGACAAAAGATTCTACATTACCTGTATATTGCCAACTCAGAGAAATTAAAGTTGGTCTTCCAACACTGAAGATACTTCCATTCTCTGAAGTTGAATTGACACCAGATCAAGTTAATGTATCTGAAGATGCATCTGTTCCAACGACGATTGAATTTGATTCACCAATCTATTTGAATGGCGAAACAGAATACGCAATTGTATTGCTTTCAGATTCTACAGAATATACTGTTTGGATTTCTCGTCTTGGAGAAGCAGATGTTACCTCTGCAGCAACAGAAGCTGGTCAAATTCTTGTATCATCACAACCAATTCTTGGTTCACTCTTTAAGTCACAAAACGCTTCAAGTTGGGATGCAAGTCAGTATGAAGATCTCAAGTTTGAACTTTATCGTGCTAACTTTGTTTCTAGTGGATCGGTACAATTCTTCAATCCAACACTACCAACAAATGGCGTAGATGTATTGAGAAAAGATCCATTTGATATTGATTCAAAAACTGTCCGAATTGGAATTGGAACAACGGTTCAGGATACTTTAACAAATGGTAATACATTTATTCAGTTACAATCTGGCGCAACAGGAACTCTTGTTGGTACTGCTGGAACAGTAGCAACTTTGAGTATAACAAATGCTGGTATTGGATACACTCCAAGTGCAGGTGCTGTTACTTATAATAATCTCGTTCTTACCAATGTTACTGGAACAGGTAAGAATGGAACTGCAAATATAACCATTGATAGTGGAGTTGCAGTTGCTGCGACTGTTGCTAATGGTGGAAATGGTTATTCTGTTGGTGATTTGCTCACAGTTTCTTCTATTGGAATATCTTCTATTGGAAGAAATCTGAGATTAAGTGTTTCTACTCTGAGTGGTGTTAACGAATTGGTAATTGATGATGTTCAAGGTGACTTTACTGTTGGTGCAGGATATACACTTACTTATGTTAATAACTCTGGATTAACTACAACCCTCAATAGTGCTTATGGTGGAAATGTCACTATAACACAAACGGTTGAAGAAATTTATGATGGATTACATTTCAAGGTCAATCAAAGAAACCACGGAATGCATTCTGATGTTAATAAGGTAACAATTATTAATGCAAAATCAGATGTAACACCTACATCTCTTTCTCTTGATTATGAAGCAGCATCAACAGCAAGTATTTCTGTTGCCAGCACTTCAAACTTCACAACTTTTGAAAATGTAAGTGTTGCTAGCACAAATCCCGGTTATGTTTTGATTGGAAATGAAATTATCAAATATACTGGAGTTTCTGGAAATACTTTGACAGGTGTGACTAGAGAAGTGGATGGAACAAAAGCATTCACACATAGCAATGGTGAATTGGTTTATAAGTATGAACTTAATGGCGTTTCACTTCTGAGAATTAACAAGACACATGATTTAAATGATGCTGATATTAGTGAGCAGATTGGATTAGATTATTACTACCTGAAAACCGATATGAATTCTGGCACCGATCTTACTGATAGAACAGGTTCTGGTTCATTACCAGCACTGTTCTTTAATGAGACCAAGAAAACAGGTGGTCTTAATGTTTCCGCAACATATAATGTACCATTTGAACTTATCACTCCTTCAATTAGAACAATCAGTCCAAAATTCACAACAATTTCTGCTGCTGTAAGAACTGTAAGTGGTCAAAGTATTGATGGTACTGAAACACCCTATCTTGATAAGGGTTTCCAACCAATTTCATTAAACAACACAAATTACTTTGATTCCCCAAGAATTATTGCGTCTCAAGTGAATGAAGATGCAAGATTGACAAGTTTACCAGGTAATAAATCGTTCACAATGAATATGAACTTATTGAGTGTTGATCAAAGATTATCACCTTGCATTGATCTTACTAAGACCAACATAATCTTTACATCAAACAGAGTCAATCAACCAATCACAAACTACATTACCGATAACAGAGTAAATGGAATTGAGAATGATCCAAACTCATTCTACTATGTTTCCAAACCAATTGCATTACAAACTTCTGCAACTTCAATTAAGATTATTCTTACTGGTGCAATAAATGAACAGAATGATATTAGGGCATTCTACTCTGTTCAGAACGATGTAAGTGAATCACCAATATTTACCGCTTTCCCTGGTTATACAAACCTTTCTTCTGGACAGGTTATTGATCAATCATCTAACACAGGATCGCCTGATACATTAATACTGAAAAATTCATTCTATGATTATGTTCCAACCCCAAGATCATTTAAAGAATATGAATTTACTGTTGACAACTTACCTTCATTCAAGAACTTTAGAATTAAACTTGTTATGACTTCTACAAATCAGGCTATTGTTCCTGTAATTCAAGATCTCAGAGTTATTGCACTTGCTTGAGGTAGAAAATGAATTTAGTACCAGTTGAAGGTGAAAATCATCTCTATAGAGATACAAATACTAATGCTATTGTGAGCACAAATCAATCTGAGCACAAGATGTATCTTTCTAGAAAGAAAATTCAAGAAAATGAAAAGGATAGAATTAATAGTATAGAGTGTGAAGTTACCTCTATCAAAAATGATTTGGATGAAATTAAAACATTACTAAAAAATTTGTCAAAAGGATTATAGGTTTCAACTAAAGATAAATATTTTCTAGAGGTTATTAAGTAAATGGCGCAACCATCTTCCAGACAGGATTTGATAGATTACTGCAAGAGAAAACTGGGTGCGCCAGTTTTGGAAATTAACGTTGCAGATGAGCAAATTGACGATTTAGTTGATGATGCAATTCAATTTTTTCAAGAGAGACACTTTGATGGTGTCTCTCAAATGTACTTAAAGTATCAAGTCACTCAAGAAGATATTGATAGAGGTAGAGCACCCAACGGAGCAAATCCAACAGCAGGAATTGTTACAACAACAGCATCTGCAACAATAGCAGGTGCTGCAACAACATTTTCATACAAAGAAAACAGCAATTATTTACAAATTCCACCGTCAGTTATTGGCATTACAAAAATATTCCACTTTGATGGAACAAACACTGTAACTAATAATATGTTCAGTGTTAAGTATCAAATGTTTTTAAATGATATTTACTATTGGGGTTCAACAGAATTATTAACATATGCAATGGTCAAGACATATCTTGAGGATATTGATTTTCTATTGACAACACAAAAACAAATCAGATTTAATCAAAGAATGGATAGATTATATCTTGATATTGACTGGGGAAGTGTTAGTGTTGGTGATTATTTTGTTATTGATTGTTTCCGCGCATTAGATCCAAATGATTTTAGTCGTGTGTGGAACGATTCATTCCTAAAAATTTATTTGACTGCTCTTATTAAGCGTCAGTGGGGTCAAAACCTAATCAAATTCCAAGGAGTAAAACTTCCTGGTGGTGTTGAACTAAATGGTAGACAAATATACGATGATGCACAAAAAGAATTAGACACCATAATGGAAAGAATGTCTAATACATATGAACTTCCACCACTGGATATGATAGGTTAATCATATGTTGAATCCATTTTTCCAACAAGGTTCAAAAACAGAACAAAGTCTAATACAAGACTTAATTAATGAGCAATTAAAAATATATGGTGTAGAAGTATATTATCTTCCAAGAAAATATGTTACTAAAAAAACCATAATTAGAGAAGTAATTGAATCCAAATTTGATAATGCATACCCAATAGAAGCATATGTTGATACATATGAAGGATATAATGGTCTAGGAACTTTGATGTCAAAATTTGGCATCCAAGAAATGGATGATCTTATTTTGACAATTTCAAAAGAAAGGTTTGAAGAATATATAACCCCATTAACTAAAAGTTTAAGTAATATAGAACTTGCAAGTAGACCAAAGGAAGGGGATTTAATTTATTTTCCTTTGGGCGACAGATTATTTGAAATTAAATACGTAGAACACGAAAAACCATTTTATCAATTACAAAAAAATTATGTCTATCAGTTGACTTGCGAACTGTTTAGATATGAAGATGAGGTAATTGATACTGATGTTGCAGAAATTGATGACAATATTGTTGACCAAGGATACAATATTACACTCACGATGGTTGGTTTAGCATCAACCGCATCTGCGATAACAGGAATTGTAAATGGTGGCGTAAGATTTATAACACTAACAAATCGTGGCGATAATTATACTTCTGCACCCAGAGTTGCTATTTCCTCTGCACCTTCTGGAGGATTGACAGCAGTTGGTATTGCCACAATGATTACCGGATTGGTTGATTGTGTTGGCATCACAGACGATCAAAAAGTTCAGGGTGTTGAACTTATCAATCCAGGTTATGGATATACAGTAGCACCTGGTGTTGCTTTTATCGGTGGTGGTGGAGCAGGAGCAGCAGCAACTACACAAATCGCTGATGGTATCGTAGGTGTCGTTACTATCACTAATGGTGGTGGTGGATACACTAGTTCACCACTAGTAACCTTTAGTGGTCCTACTGGTGTGGGAACAACAGCAACAGGAACTGCTCTTATTAGTTCTGCAGGTATTGTTACTGCAATTAGAGTTATTGATGCTGGTGTTGGATACACAGTAGCACCAACGATTACAATTGGATCACCAAGCGGTCTCGGAAATACTGGAAGTTATTCATACAACGAGATAGTAACAGGTTCTGTAAGTGGAACTACAGCATATGTCAATTCTTGGAACGCCACAACAAACGTCTTAGAACTCAAGATAGTATCTGGCACATTCTTAACTGGAGAAACACTTGTTGGTTCTGCAAGTAGCGCAAGTAGATCAATATTAACAGTAAATACAGATGATATTATTGATCCATATGCAGATAATGACAATATTGAAACAGAAGCCGATGCAATATTAGATTTTAGTGAGAAGAACCCATTTGGGACGCCATAAATAATCTTACGAATTTGTTCGCTATTTTACAAATAACTTTTTCAAATGTTTGAATATTTTTACCACGAAATATTAAGAAAGACTGTAATCGCTTTTGGTACACTGTTTAATGGGATGACTATTAAACATACTGATAGCAGCGATGATGTCGTGAGCGAAATAAAGGTGCCATTGGCATATGGTCCAATGCAAAAGTTTTTGGCAAGACTTGAGCAATCACCAGATTTGAACAAACCAGTTCAAATTAGTCTTCCAAGAATGTCTTTTGAGTTTATTGGATTGAATTATGATCCAAGTAGAAAGGTAACAACAACTCAAACATTTATTACAGCAAATACTGCAAATAAAACACAGGAAAAGAAGGTATATATGCCTGTTCCTTACAATATGCAGTTTGAACTTAATATTTTAACTAAACTGAATGATGATATGCTTCAAATTGTGGAGCAAATTTTGCCATATTTTCAACCTTCATTTAATTTAAGTGTTAATCTTATTAGTGAAATCGGAGAAAAAAGAGATATTCCAATTGTCCTTGATAGCATCACAATGAATGATGACTATGAGGGAGATTTTACTACAAGAAGGGCATTAATTTACACACTTAGATTCACAGCAAAAACATATCTGTTTGGTCCAGTTTCTTCTGCAACAGCAGATATTATCAAAAAGGTTTCTGTTGGTTATCTTGCAGGAGCATCTGGTCCTGGTGCAAAGGCTGTTGGAAGAGATGTTACTTATTCTGTTGAACCTAGAGCAACTAAAAACTATGATGGAAATTATGTCACTTCAATCTCAAGTGACATAAGCGATGCAGTAACATCAATATCTGTTGATGATGCATCTTCTATTACAGAAAATACTTACATTGTAATTGATGATGAATCAATGTATGTCAGTAAAGTTACTAACAACACACTGACGGTAAAACGTGCTCAAGATGGAACTACAGCAGCATCACACGTAACCGGTGCAGGTGTTGGAACTATTACAGCAACAGATAATGCATTAATTGAAGTAGGCGATGACTTTGGATTTGATGGTGGATTTGTATGAAGATGACAAAAAACTTTGATGGTTTAAATGATACCTTTAATGTCTCTGGAGATTTAGTTCATCCAGAAGTTGAAGTGTCTATAGAAAAGAGACATGAACAGAAAGAATTTTCTACTGAAGACATAAAAAAAGATTATGAATATACAAGGGGAAATTTATATTCTCTAATAGAAAAAGGTCAAGAAGCAATTAATGGCATTCTTGAATTGGCACAAGAAAGTGAAATGCCAAGAGCGTATGAAGTTGCCGGTCAACTTATCAAGAATGTCGCAGATGCAACTGATAAGTTGATGGAACTTCAAAAGAAACTAAAGGATGTTGAAGAAGAAAACGTTGCAAAAGGTCCAACCAACGTCACAAATGCACTATTTGTTGGGTCTACCGCAGAACTTGCTAAATTAATTAAGCAGCAGTCCAAAAATGAAGACGTTTAAACAGTTTCAAGAAGAGTGGACGAATAAATATAAAAAGAGTATTGATTGCTCTAATCCAAAAGGATTTTCTCAACGCGCACATTGTGCAGCAAGAAGAAAAAGAGCAAAAGGTGAAGAAACTAAATCAAAACCAGTTGAATGAACCACCAAATTAACGAAAAAACTAAATCTGGAGATGAAGGTCTTCACGATTGGTTTAATAAGTCAAAATCCTCCGATGGTAAAAAAGGATGGGTTCAACTTGGTGGAAAATATGCAGGAAAACCCTGTGCTCGTCAACCTGGACAAACTTCTACACCAAAATGCGGAAGTTCTAAAATGAAGCGCAATCTTAGTGCTGATGAAGAAGAAAGAGCAAGAAGAAGAAAGAATAGACAAGATCCAAATCAACCACAAAAAACTGGTGGTGCAAAACCAACAAACGTTAGAACTGAAGAGATGGACATTCAAGAAGTAAAAGACAAACCAGGAAAAGGTAGCGGTAAAAAAGATGCTTGCTACAACAAGGTAAAGTCTAGATACGATGTTTGGCCAAGTGCATATGCTTCAGGAGCACTGGTTAAGTGTCGCAAGGCTGGTGCTGCTAACTGGGGAACTAAAAAGGAAGAAATGGAAATGCACGAAGAAGAAAGATATTGTCCTCTTTGTAAGAAAAGAGAGTCAAGATCCGAATGTTCCTATGGCGAAAAGGCATGGGATAAAGTTTCTGTGAAAGATGAAGAATACTCAATGGCACGTTCTGAACTGAATACTATTGTTGATGCTGTTAGAAGATTGCAAACCAAAGTAAAAAATGGTGAAGGTAATTTAGAAGCATGGGTTCAATCTAAAATTACAAAGGCAGCAGATTACATTGATACTGCAGCAGATTATGTTGCTGGTGGTGAAATGGATGAAGCATGTTGGGATGGATATAAGCAAGTTGGAATGAAAAAGAAAGGCAAAAAATTGGTTCCAAACTGTGTCCCAGAAGAAACTATTGAAGATGCGAATAATAACACGTTTGCAGAAGTAGTTGATCTGATTGAACCAGAACCAATTAAAGGATTTAAATCCCAAATTGAAGAAGTAACACGTATTCCATCAAAAACTGGAAATATCATTTTAACAACCTTCGTTTGGAGGGGAAAATACTATGGTATGAAACTATTTTTCCCACAAATCTCAAAACCAAATAGAAGTGAAGTACAGGATCAAATTAATAAAGTTTATCCTGGCGCAAAAGTTCAAACATTCTATGTTTCTGACATCAAACCAGGCGAACAGTTTTTGCAGGTAAGTGAAGATTGGCAGTCAGTGAATCGCAAAGATAAGACCGATGGTTTAAGTCAAAAAGCAGTTGATGCATATCGTCGCGAGAACCCAGGTTCAAAACTTCAAACTGCAGTAACGGAAAAAAAACCAACTGGAAAAAGAGCAGCACGTCGTAAGTCTTTCTGTAGCAGAATGAAAGGTATGAAAAAAAGATTGACCTCTGCTGAAACTGCAAGAGATCCAGATTCAAGAATCAAC